GATAGGAATAAACCATCTGGTTGTTCTTATCCATCAAACCAGATGTGCAATGTAGAATAGAGTCGGTAGCAATTCTTAAGCCACCTGTAGCATTGTTGTCTTGTGCTACACCAGCGTTACCACCAGCTGGAAGGAAGCTTCTGTCATTATAGACGTAGTATTCACGCTTTGTCTGTTGAACAACTACTGGACCCTTTGGCTGCTTCTTGACCTCACGTACCTTACGGATTTTTCTTGGATCAAGGTAACGGAGTTCTTGAATACCAGCTCTTGGATTATTTTCGTCAATCATGATGTGGAAGTACATTCTTCCATCAACATACCAACGTTTAAACAATTCGTATGCATCCTGGCTAAAGTTGAGTAGCTCTAGGATTGTATCAAATTCTTCTCTAATTTTATTTTTTACTTGATCGCTGTAGGGAATATCATCACAATTAACTTCTACAATACGATCAGCATCTGTGTCAATAGCTTCATTAACAATGTCGTCAATGGCCATTTCAATTTCTGGCTGTAGGGAGATTTCTCTATACTTAGAAACTAGCTCAGCTTCTGTACGAGCTGTTCCATCAAGATCAATAAACGTGCCATAAGCACCACCAGCAGCAACGACGACAGCACCATCGTCCTTTACCTCGGGAGCAAAGGATTCCAACGGTTCTTCATTCTTACGTTTAATTTCAAAGCCGAAAAGTTGCACCATAATTAATTACTTCCTTAAAGTGAGAGCCGCTACTATTTATAGCGGCTCTCAGATCCTATTAAGGAACGTCAGTTTCGGTTACAGCAAATCTATTGAGTAGACCTGTTGTACCGCCATTGACTTCGAAGAAGTCATACTGGAATGTTACTGTGAACTCTTCGATTGTATCGCTTGCGTTCCAGTCAAGATTAATTGCTGATACAGACTCAGGATAGATGCCCTGGAACGAGTATACTCGTACCTGTTCACCTTCTTTGCTGTATTGAATTACTTCTGCAACACCCTTATAGTCAAGAGGTGATGCACCAGCAAGATTCTTGTTTCCTTCATATGAATTGATCTTGTAGTTCCAACGTTCCATTGCATCACGAATTGCAAAGTCTTCGTCATTGATTACTTCAATTGACCAAGGAGCAAATGTTCTGTCGCCGGCAACTTTGTACTTACGTCCAAAGTATGGAACCTGAACAAGACCAATGTCTGATGCAGGAAGCTGAGTGGCTCTTGCGAGAAACTCAAGTCTCGCAAGATCACCACTAATTTCAAGTACTCCAGGAGGAGGTGACATGATTACCTTAAAAAGGGTAGGACGTGCACCACCAAACTGAAGATTACTTTTAATTTCGTTGATATTAAAAGCCATTTTTTAAATCCTCCCTTAGAACTTGCCTACGACTTCATCAAAGCTTACGCCAGTGCGGACTGCAACGAAGTTAAGCTGGATGAAGTTGATTGAACGGGCTGGCTTGATATAGATATCACCCCAGAACTCGTTGCGATCAATTCTTTCAGGAGTGTTATTTGTGCTATCACAAACAACTCTGAAGTCATAGATGCCACGACGACCCTTGATGTCTCTTAGGTAAGGTTCTACGAGATTGCGGAACTGAGCTCTTGTGAACTCATCGTTAAGCTCGAATAGTGAAGACTTAGCAGCAATTGCAATTGCCTTTTCAAGAACAATGAACAATCTACGTACGTTGATACGATCGAATGCTGATGGACGTCCTAGAGCTGTCTTATCACCATAAAGAACTGTTCCCTGACCCTGGAATGATACAACTGGGTTGACATCATTCTTATAAAGCTGGTCACGGTTAGCCTTATCTGGATTCCAAGCTAGCTTGACAAGGTTCTTGATCTGACCACGATTGAAGCCAGCTGGAGAGAACCATGGATCACGAAGATCGTCTGTTCTTACAACTGTACCTGCAATGTCGCCATTGAGAGGAACCCAACGATATGTGTCGTTGTACTTGTCGTACTGATACTTGTAGCCTGAGTCGATAATTGCATATGAAGATGAGTGGATTGAAGAGCGGAACTGAAGGACTTCAGTTAGCTCTGTGCCACCGGATGCAACTACGTCTTCTAGCTGAGGAGAAATGCATACTACGCAATCTTTGCGATATTCAGCAATGTTGTCGATTAGGTAGTTAGCAAGACCTTCACCGTTAGTTCCGTGTAGGCTCTTACCTGTTAGAATTAGCGAGACATCAATATCTTCTGCACTCTTAAACTTGTCATATGCTGCTGTGAGAGCTGCAAGTGAAAGCGAAGATTCTGCTACACCGTCAGTACCACTACGGAATGACTGTGTATAAGGAAGAGTATTGATACCTGTTACGTTTACTGCAGTGTTTACTGAATAACCTGAACGGTGATTTGCCCAGTAAACATACTGTGATGAGTTATTGAGAACGTCTTTGTAGTAAAGTGTTCCACCCTGCTCAGCACGCGCATCTGTAGCTCTTGATAGGTTTCTCCAAACTTCAAGAACCTGACCTGTTTGGCCAGTAACAGCACCATCTTCGTCTACAACTACAATGTGAAGTTCGTCTTTAGAACCGCCTTGGTTTGAAGCGTACAATGATGTGCCTGGAGCAGTATCAACATTATTGAAGAATTCCCAATAACGAACTGCTGAGTTTGATGTTACGTTCTGTGATAGGTTATATGTTGTAGCTACATTAATGTAGAAGCCAGCGCCATTTACTGTTGAGTTAGCAAATGTTGTGTTAGAAGCTGGGGCTCCGATAGCTGTAACCTTGAGGTACTGTGTACCAACAGTTGAGTTACCAGCTGCAATGTAGTCGCCTACAACAATGCCATTTACAATGGAATTGGCCATTGCGTTAGCATTTGTGTTAGATGTTGCACTTACCACTGTTACTGTGATTGTGTTGCTGTTGATTCCATAAGCGAACGAAGCAACGCTGTCTGAGTTACCAGAAAGTGTTGAGCTGTAAGCATTAGCTGAATCACAAACAGAAATCTTTAGCGAGTTGCCTAGTGCGCCTGCATATCTTGCATAATAGACAGCGTTTGCATCTAGTGTAAGAGTTCCGTACTGATCAAAGTTTTTAATTTGAAGGTTGGAAGCAGATACTGAGCTGTTTGAACCAGCGAAAGCATTGTAGGCGTTGGCTGCTGCTGCACGAGATACATAAAGCTTATTTCCATAAGCCAAGAAGTTTGCGGCGGTAAAAAATGTTTCGAAATTGTCAGATGTTGGACGGCCGTAACGAACAACTAGCTCGTCTTCCGATGAAACAAGCTGTGCTTGCTCGATAGGACCCCATCTGAACACACCACCAACAGCACCTTCAGTTGTAGAAACTGCAGGAACAATAGTAGTTAGGTCAATTTCGCTAACATTAACGCCAGGACTAATTTGAAATGGCATTGTTTTCTCCTTTATAATATAAAACCATACATCAAGCCGATAGATTGTATGGGATTATTTATAAAATACTCAGTTTAGGAGAACATGATCGAACATATCGTCAGGGAC